TGAACTATTAGCCGTTACTTATACAGATGACGAACATAGGATTGTTGAAGTGTTATGGCAAAAACCACCAGCAAAGACACTAACAGATGAGGAAATAGGTGACTTTATACACCGCATGGTTCTATGTTGTCAGGTTCACCCAAGTTCGGCAGACATCAATGTTCTTGGGCTTAAATTTATTGTTGAGGACATACTAAGAAAGGCACAAGAGAAATGAACGGAATAGACATGATTAGCTACGACATTGCTTTTGCATTGGGTTATTTTTGTCATGTGTTTGTAAGTTATTTAATGAGAAAGGCACAAGAGAAATGAACTTTATAAACTGGGTATTTGATGGCAGTTTTAAATGGTGGTTACTTGGTGCGGTTATTGTTTATATCATTGCTAGATTTATTTAAGGAAGAGAAATGAGCCTAACTGAAATGCGTGAAGATTTATGTACTCAAAAGCGTGTTAGTAGGTCAAAAGTAACTTACGATATTAACTATGACCAAGAGGTTATCTATGTTCAAGAAGGTTGGAGTGACGGTCAAAATACAGTTTGGGACAATGAAATAGGCATTGTTTTGGCAGATGCTTTAACTAAACATGGAAAGGTACAAGAGAAATGACACTACAGGAAGAGCTTAGACAGGCAGTCAGTACTATTAGAGTAAAGCCTTACCCAATTGCTGATTTAATTCCCTTACTTAATCGTGCAGCGGATTTGATAGGGGGCTTGCAAGACTTATCTAAAAGACCTAACAACGTAGTAGGTGTACCATGGGATGAGCTAAAGAAGATGCGGGACCGACTTGCACACCTAGAAAAGATGATTGTCTGGTATCAAGACATTACCATGACAGGCAGTAACTCAACAGATTACGAGAACGGCTTCTGGGACGCAGTAAATTTTGTTAAATGGCACCAAGTAAAGGATAAAAATTAATGACCACCTTCACCACACAAGACCGGCAAGATGCGCAACGTACCCCGTTGACTGAAGAGCAGTGTATGGAAATCTACAAACAAACTCAAGAGTATGTAGACCAATGCTGGGAGATAGCCAAACACAAATACTTCCCAATTGAAATCGCCCGCGCCATCGAACGAGCCCACGGAATAGGAGAATAGGCTATGACACACAATGAAGCAATGGAAAGAATTACTAAATTAGCACAAGAATCTATTGATGAACTTATGGCAATGAACACCGCATCAGCAACTGCTGAAGCTATTGCTATAGCAATTGGCCAACTTAAAAACAAAGATGGTAAATTGTTAAGAGTACAGCTATCTGATTCACCAACAGAGCACATTGAACTTTGTTTCCAAATTGCAAAAATGTTGAGAAAAGAATGAGCTTCACCATCTACCAAGCAGACGGGCTCAAGTGCATCCAGTGGTTCCAAACCGCAGACGAGCTTATTGCCAGCATGCTGGCCAACCCTAACGACACATATTGGAGAAATGTATGACTTGGATTTTAGTAATGTATATTTATGCCGGAGTACTTGCCAATGGTGACAGCGTGGCACTGCAACACATTGATGGTTTTACGTCGCAAGAACAATGTCAAAGAGCCGGCAACCAAGCTGAAGGACTAACAAGAGGCAGCTCAAAAGTATATCGGTTTGTGTGCTTAAGAAACGGATTGGAAAAATGACTGAACTATTCATCGCCTTCCTAGCAGGCGCACTGGCAGGCTACTGGGCCAAACCCAAAGACCCTGAGCTACAGCAGCAGATTGATTTATACAACCGAAACTATGAAAAATATTAAAAAGAAATTAGGTACTACAAGGAGCTATGTCAGTGGCACGTACAACAAAAGGAAAAGAGATGACTAAAAAAGTTAAAGTAATTGAGCCAGCAATTAAAGAGAAGTCCGGCAAGGTAGTCAAGGGCACACCATCACAGAGCCACGACGACATCATCAAAAAGGCCGGCAAGGGCGCCAAGGGAGCCAAGCATGACTTTGTACTATCCACAGGTGAAGTTGTCGGTCGCACTAAGGCCGCTAAGGTGGCCAAGTCGGCCGGTGAGGTAAAGAACCCCGGCAAGAAGCTGCACTCACATGAACTACGTAAGGGACTGAAAAAATGACTAAAAAACTTCCGGTGGTATTTGTGGAGGGTTGGGCCGATGAGTTGGACCTAGGTGAGGAGGAGTATTTGGACCTAGTACGCGGCATCACACAGCTTGTTGAGACAGGTGAGATCTTTGAGGAGTCAATCCCAGTCGACGACCTTGATGACGAGGAGCGAGAAGAGATCCTGGCCCAACTAAACAAGCCAAAGAACACGAGACACTAATGGCCATCAAAAATAAAAAGTATAACTACTACAAGCTCAACGTCGGATTCTTTCCAGACATCGTTAAGCTATGCTTTGACAATACTGTCTTTCAACAGATACTAAAGGATCACGATGTTACCCTTAAAGCTAACGCGCTGGATTGTGGAATTGCTGAGACGCACCTCATTGGCGACGGAAAAGATGCTATCATTATTTTGGTTTTTGATATGTCTCTTGTTAACGATAACCTTGGCGAGCTGGTTGATACGATTGCTCACGAAGTTAGTCACGCTGTGGATCATCTGGCCGAGCACATAGGTGAAGAGGATAACTTTGTCAATGAGACCCGGGCCTACCTATCCGGTCACTTAGCCGGCCAGATCTTTAAGATCTGTTTACATGAGAAAGAAAAACATGCTAGAAAAGCAAGTGGAAAGCTACTTAAACAAAAAAGTAAAAGAGTCAAAGGGCCTGAGCTTCAAGTGGATCAGCTCAGTCTCGGGGGTACCGGACAGGGTAGTGTTCCTCTCGGGCAAAATTCACTTAGTAGAACTAAAGACTTTGACTGGCAAGATATCACCAAGGCAGACGATAGTTTTTTCCCAACTAAATGAACAGGGTTTTGAGGTACAAATTCTAAGAAGCAAGGAGGAGATAGATGACTTCATCAACAAAGTTAAAGCACCTTAAGAACTACTACCACAACGCCAAGAACCGCGCTGTGAGGGAGGACGTTCCGTTTAGCCTCACAGTACAGGACCTCGTTGACATCGCCACCGACGAGTGCCCTGTTTTTCACACCCCATTCGTTTGGGGCGCGTCTTTACTGGGAAAAGGTAACACAAGGCCAGACAGCCCCACACTAGACCGCATACTGCCAGACCTAGGGTATGTTAAGGGCAACGTGGCCTTCCTGTCGTACAGGGCCAATAGGATCAAAGACAATGGGACCATGCAAGAACACTACGACATCGCAGACTGGATTTGGAGCCATACACATGCTAAAGAGAACACAACTACATCAGTATCAGAAGGATCTGATATCAATGGCCAAGCAGACGCCAAACGTCGGGCTCTTTTTGCCGCCAGGCTTAGGGAAGACCGCGACGACACTCACCATCATTGCGGAACAATTCACTGGGAAGACGTTAATCATCGCGCCCAAGAGGGTAGCGGAGACAGTATGGGACGCGGAGGTGAAGAAGTGGGAACATTTGTCACATCTTACGATATCCAAAATCATGGGGAGCCCCACGCAAAGGTTATCTGGATTGCAGACAGAGGCGGACGTATACCTAATAAACCTTGAAAATGTGGCATGGCTCTGTGGCCTTTCAGATAAGTTAGTGTTCACTAACTTAGTAATAGATGAGTCCTCACGATTTAAGGACCCCAGCACCAAACGATTCAAGGCACTCAAGAAGCATTTAAAGGGCTTCTCACGGCGTATTATCCTAACTGGCACACCTACCCCTCAGGGTATGCAGGATCTCTGGTCACAGGTGGGCATACTGGACCTAGGGCAACGTTTGGAGACAAGCCTTACCAAGTTTCGTGATAAGTACATGATGCCAGATCAAATGAACAGGCATACTCGCGTCGTGTACTCATGGAAGTTTAAGCCCGGGTGCGACCAAATTGTGCAGGATAAGATTTTAGATATTTGCTTCTCACTTAAGGCCGATGAGTACCTGCAATTACCGGAATGTACCTATTTATATCACAGCATATCTTTTGACCCACAGGTAAGGAAACAATACGATGAGCTTAGAAAAGACATGGTCATTGACATCAAGAAAGAAAAGATCACAGCTCCAACCGCGGCGGCACTCGCGAACAAGCTCCTTCAATTTACATCAGGCGCGGTCTATGACGAGCAGGGGGTCACGCATGAAGTCCACCGCTCTAAGCTGGAATATCTTGAGTCGATCATGGAGGAGAGCTCCTCCCCTACGCTGGTGTTCTACCACTTCAAACATTCCCTCCAAAGACTACGGCTTCAGTTTCCACAGGGTGTGGTATTGGATGACGACAACATTGAGGCATGGCGTCGAGGAGAGATCCGCATGCTATTTGCACACCCACAATCTGGAGGCATCGGGCTCAATCTTCAGTGCAACGTTGGTGATACAGCGCAGACAGTCTGGTTTGATCTCCCATGGAGCTCAGAGAACTATATACAGGCAAATGCAAGGATATACAGACAAGGACAGACCAAGCCCGTTATTATACACCACCTAACAATGTCTAATAGTATCGACGAGCAGGTGGTCAAGGTACTGGACGGAAAAATAAATTTGCAACAGGCCCTTCTAGACACCCTGAATTTTGCATTAATATAGTATGAAAACAAAAACCAAGCACAAGATCAACGCTATTGCCCCCAGGCTTTCGGATGAGGACATTGACCCACTTGAAAAAGAGGATAGCGTTGAGCCCAACCCACCGATACTTGAGGGGTGGCTACCTTGGAACCCGGAAGATGTAAGTGATATCCGAAGAATGATATCAGATGTTTTACCAACAAAACAACAATTTGTATTAGAAGCGTTTTTAGATGGATTAAATTATGCTGACGTTGGTGTAACAGAAAAGTATTGGAGGTATCATTTCTTTAAGGGTGTTGAGTTCATTAAAAAGGAATTAAAGCTATGACTCATTTCATTGTGGAGCACAATTACAGAGGCAGTTATGTTATGGAGACAATTTGCGGTGTGGAAGATATTGACACTAGCATGTATAAAGATTTATTGGGGGTCTGGGTATGTGATAGCCAGGAAGAGCTACAGATCATGGAAAAACAACTTAAGGAGCTAAGACATGCACGATCCAGTCAACCATCCTAAGCACTATACAGAGCACCCAAGTGGCGTTGAGTGTATTCAAATCACAGAGCACATGGAGTTTAACCTTGGTAATGCACTAAAGTATATCTGGCGATGTGATCTAAAGAAGGACGCGGTAGAAGACCTACGCAAGGCGCAGTGGTACATTGGCCGGGAGATTGCAAAACGAATTAAAGTAAACAAACAAGAAGAGGAGTGCGGTAAATGAAAATTGAAATAGATGATGATTTTGCAGACGAGATTACAAGAGACAACTTAGCACAGAGCTACGTCAGTGTCTCAAGCATGATGAAAAATGCTGATGCTTGGCATGAGGATGACGTGACATCATGGGAAGTACTACTCCCAGCGCTTAAGATAGTTGGTGGTTGGTATAGCGTTAACTTTGACGCAGATATTAAAAAAGCTAAGAAGAGGATGAACAAATGAACCCAAAAATTGACCTAGAATCTGCCATCATGCTGGCGTGGCAAACTAGTGAGGATATCAATTTATTGTTCAAACATTACGGCGATCACCCTGTACCAATGAGCGAAGATGATGTACTAAACGCATTACTTGGCATTAAGACCCTCCACGACATGCGCTGCGAGTCCTTAATGGATATGTATTGTCAGAAGATGGAGCTTAACCAGTACTGCACAGACCCGAAGCAGTTAGAAGCAAGATATGAAATGTTTGGAATTAAACAACCTAAGAAAGGAAGTAAAAAATGACTGATACAGTCGACGTAGCAGCAACAGAAGTAGACCCATTAGAGAGCAAAATTTTAACATTGAAGTTTAGTGTTAAAGATATTAACGCCATCTTGAATTTGTTAGGCACCTTGCCGTTTGTTCAATCTGTTGGTTTGATCAATGCCATACAGGCACAGTGCGCACCACAGGTAAATGAGGAGGCCCCAAGTGAACCTCAAGCAGCTGCTTAAACACGCAGGAATTAGCAACAATATCATCAAGGAAGTAGAGCGAAAAGCTGAGCGAACCAATGCCCAAAAGGAGCAGGAGCACCAGGAAAAAGCGCTGGCAATGACCAAGATGATGCTAAATGACGCGTTAAGGTACCGCAGGGAGCATGGCGATAAAACGCCACCCTCGGCACCTAAAAAGACTATCATTCTGCCCGGTGATTTTTAGGGCGGAATGGTGCGGTTTTTTGCATTAATATAGATAGGACTAGCTGTGAAGCTCTCCGAGCTGTAAAGAAAGCTAATGGCCCCCTGGAGCCATCATAGAATCCAGGCACCCCACAATAATTAGAAAAATTATGACCACAAAAAAACCATCACCAAATAAAAAAATGTTCACTGAGGAAATGGCTAAGACCGTTTTGGAACTCGGTAAGCAAGGCGCATCCCAAAAAACCATGTACGCAGCTATTAATATCAGCAAGGCCACAGCAGCTAAGTGGAAAAAAGAAGACCCTGAGTTTGCTGAGATTTTAGATTTAGCCACAACGTATGGTCAGGCTTTCTGGGAGATGATGCTACTAGCTAACATCGACAATAAAGCCTTTAATTCTAGAGTTGCAGAAGTGGCCTTAAAAGGACAATACCCAGACGACTACTCACAACGTATGGATATCAAGCAGGATATTAAAAAAGAAGTTGTGGTAGATTTTAACGGTGAGATAGCTGCTTTAATTAAGGCATTAAAAGAATAAATTCCGCCCTACCTAAAAAATAAATAAAAAGGCACCTCAAAAGGGTGCCTTTTTTGCATTAATATATGTACGACTAATCAGACACGAAAGACTAAATTGACAGCACATGCGCTTTTATCCGCTTCAGGCTCCAAAAGGTGGCTATCCTGCACCCCCTCGGCCAGACTTGAGGCCACACTACCAGAACAGAAACGAAATACCAAGGGGATTGATTTCTCTGCGGAAGGTACACTGGCACACTCACTTGGCGAAATACGCCTACGACTTCAATTTAATCAAATAGGACACGACGAATATGACCGCGAATACGAAATCATCAAGACGCACCCCATCTACAAAAACTACTCATCCGCTGAACGAGACGATTTCGAGGGCCACGTCGACAATTACGTTCTTTACGTACGTAGCCAAATTGGTGAGGGAGATACCCCCCTATTTGAACAGCGTGTGGACTTCAGTGATTGGGTACCTGATGGTTTTGGTACAGCCGATGTGGTTGTACTTTCTAAGTACTCCATTCGGGTTATCGACCTCAAGTTTGGAAAAGGAATCCCCGTCCACGCGCAAGACAACCCGCAGCTCAGGCTCTACGCCCTCGGTGCGTACTCCAAGTTCAAAGAAGACTATCCCGAGCTTAAAGAAGTCAGTTATACGATACATCAGCCCCGACTTGACAGTATCAGTACCGATGGTACCAGCGTCAGTAAACTGGTCGACTGGGCCAACTACTACGTTAAGCCAAAAGCCAAAAAGGCGTGGAGCGGTAGCGGCGAGTTCCTCCCGGGAGACTGGTGTGGCTTCTGCCGCGCAAAAGCGCAGTGCCGCGCCCGATCGGACTACAACACAGAGCTCGCCAAGCAAGAGTTCAAAGCCCCGCCCCTCCTCACCGAAGAAGAAGTCAGCGAAGTCCTCGCCAAAGCTCAAGGGCTAAAGACATGGTGTAACGATGTAGAAGAGTTTGCTCTAAGTCGTGCTATTAATCAGAACATTGTTCCACCAGGGTACACACTCTCCACCACAAAGACACACCGTAAGATCTCTGACAGCGCCCTAGCGGCCGTTGTGCTAGTTGAGAGGGGTATGGACCCACAAGTTATTTGGGAGCCTCAGAAGCTCAAATCAATAGCCTCACTGGAGAAGTTGGGGCCTAAGGGGCAGGTCGCCGCGTGGTTAGGTGAGTTGATCCTACGACCAGAAGGTGAGCCAAAACTGGTACGGGCTAAGGAAGATGCTAAGGAGGATTTTGTATGATTTATGTACTTTACGCTTTATTGGTTCCAATCAATTTATTGGTGACATTGCTTGCCGTTATACTGGCGCCAGTGTTGCCATTGTTTGCAACCCCCCAATATGGTTGGTGTGGTAATCATAGCTATGAGGCAGTGGAGCCACGTTTGCCTAGTTGGTTAGGCTGGTTTATGACGCCAGATAATTCACTCAATGGTGACGCTACTTTTCAAACAATGTTTCCCCCAGGCCAATGGTGGTCACAAGTCCATTGGCTATGGCGTAATCCAGCGTATAGCTTTGGTCTTAAGTATTTAGAAACCCCCTATGAATGTAGTGTTCAAGGTGACAAGACTATTAAGGACAATGACAATGCAAAAGCAGGATGGTGTCTGGTACACGCTAATGGGCTATTTCAATTTACTCTTATTACCCCTGTTGGCTTTGCTCGTTGTATTTATATTAATTTGGGTTGGAATATCCGTGCTTTGGTCGATGATAACGTCCAACCAAAGCCTGATCCGTACCAGGCCACGTTCTCATTTTCGCCAAGATTGAGTGGTTTTAGATGAGTACATGGCTAATAGCAGCAATGGGCGCGGTATACTTCTACATAGCCTGTGAACAGTTCTGGAAGGGTAGTATAGGCACTGGTATCATGTTCCTAGGGTATGCAATTGGAAATATTGGGCTCGTAATGGTAGCTAAATAAGGAATCAATATGCAGGTTATTTGTTATGACACGGAGTTTGATGTTCCGGACCTGCTAATCGACCAGTTTATGAAGGACTTCGATGGACTCCCAGGGGGTAAACACCGAGAGGGTGTCATGCAGATCAGGGGATCCATTGAAGAAATTTTAGACATTGTGGCAGATGACCCGGAGTTGCTGTACGAGCCTGAGTACCAGACCGACTTCATTAGGGCCCTAGCAATGAAGCAAGCACTGGGAGAACTAGGTATTTTATATGACTCGTAGCTATCTCACATTATGAAATAAAAAGTATGTTGTTTTTGCATTAATATGTGTATGGGTAGACAGACTGGCCCCAACTGAAGTCCAGTCTTTATGTTAAAAAGGTAATAATCATCATGGCAACAAAATCAATCAAGACCAAGTTTGTAACTGGCAAGGTTCGCTTCTCTTACGCTAACGTGTTCCAGCCATCTGAGACACCAAACGGCGTGTTAAAGTACTCTGTATCCATCCTTATCCCTAAGTCAGACACAGAGACAGTGGCGCGCTTTAAGAAGGCGTTTGAAGAGACCAAGACAATCAACGCAGCCGTGTGGGGTGGCTCAGTACCTAAGCTCCTTAAAGGCGGACTACGTGATGGTGATGCAGAGAAAGATGACGCGGCTTATGCAGGTCATTACTTTATCAACGCCAGCTCTAACGAACGCCCAGGTATTGTCGATGCAGACTTAAACCCAATCATTGACACCAGCGAGTTTTACAGCGGTTGCTATGGTCGCGCATCCATCACTTTGTATCCGTACGATACAAGCGGCTCTAGGGGTATTGCTGCCGGCTTGAACAATGTGCAGAAGTTAGAGGATGGTGAGAAGTTTGGTGGGTCTACATCAGCAGCGTCGGACTTTGCTGTATGAAGAACATCAAGCTGAAGTTTAGTAAGTTCTTCCCAAGCACGGACTATGGTCTTCCTAGCTTTCTTGACTTATCAGGTGAGGGCACCGATAAAGATAACTTCAATATCAGCCTAGCCATTAGCACTGGAAAAGATATGGTTAATATTTATCTAGGTGACTATGACAAGGCAAACTTTAAGTTTGTACAAGAGCTGCATAGTGCCTTGACAAAGACCTTGGAATACTACGAGACAATGGCCCAGATTGCGGTGGTAACCAATCCAGTAATCCCAGCAGTTTCCAAGAAGACTAAGGGAGTGCTAAAAAGCACGGAAACAAAACCTAAGAAGTAAATTGCTTTTGTAGTATCGGGGGAGAGCCATAGAAACTGTGGCCTCCCCTTTTTATCCACCATATAACTATAGAGACCAATAAATGGACCAGTATCAAGAGTACATTGCCGCCAGCCGTTATGCCCGCTATCAAGATGACAAGGGTCGTCGTGAAAGTTGGCCAGAGACAGTAACCAGATTTACAGATTATATTTTTAGCCGTACACCAGCCATCACTGGCAATGAAGAACTAAAAGCAGACTTGTACAAGTCTATTGTTAACCTTGAATTGATGCCGTCCATGCGAGCCATGATGACTGCAGGAAAGAGTGCCGATCGTGACAATACTTGCGTCTATAATTGCTCGTATCTTCCAGTGGATGACCCCAAGTCTTTCGATGAGGCCATGTTTATCCTGCTCTGTGGAACAGGTGTGGGATTCTCAGTCGAGGCCAAATATATATCCTTACTGCCTGAAGTGCCGGAAAAACTTTTTGAGTCCGAGCATCGCATCACAGTCCACGACTCCAAAGAAGGCTGGGCAAAATCATTACGTTTACTCCTCGCAAGCCTCTGGGCTGGAGAAATCCCGCAGTGGGACGTCAGCAATGTTAGACCTGCCGGAGCACGACTCAAAACATTTGGTGGAAGAGCTTCCGGGCCACAACCACTAATTGATCTATTTGAGTTTACTGTAGCAACATTTAAACACGCCAAGGGTCGTAAGCTAAACAGCCTAGAGTGCCACGACTTGATGTGTAAAATTGGTGAGGTGGTTGTAGTGGGTGGCGTACGTCGCTCAGCTATGATTTCACTTTCCGACCTGGATGATGAAAGGATTCGACATGCAAAAGCTGGACCATGGTGGGACACCGCTCCGCATAGGGCTCTTGCGAACAACAGTGCGGTGTATAATGAAACACCTACTGTCGGAAAGTTCATGGAGGAATGGCTATCACTTTACAACTCCCATTCCGGTGAGCGAGGCATCTTTAATCGCGAGGCTGCTAAAAAGGCGGTTGAAAAATACGGGCATCGAGATCCAAATTTTGAGTTCGGTACAAATCCGTGCAGTGAGATCATTTTACGACCCTACCAATTTTGCAATCTTAGTGAATGTGTAGTACGCCATGACGACAACCGTGAAACCTTGCTGCGCAAAGTGCGCCTCGCCGCTATCTTGGGTACCATCCAGTCTACCTTCACCAAGTTCCCCTATCTGCGCAAGGTGTGGCAGAGAAATACTGAAGAGGAGCGGTTACTGGGTGTCTCCCTCACCGGCATCTATGATAATCCCCTTCTCACAACCCAAGGACCAGAATTAAATGAACTACTTACAGAACTTAGAGAATGCGCTAGAGATACAAATAAAGAATGGGCAGCTATTCTCGGAGTCCCTGTCAGCGCTGCTATCACATGCGTCAAGCCAAGTGGAACAGTATCCCAGCTCACTAATTCGGCGAGCGGCATCCACCCTCGCCATGCTAAATACTATATCCGAAGAGTGCGTGGAGATAAAAAAGATCCTCTCACCCAGTTCCTTATTGGACAAGGAGTACCAGCTGAAGACTGCGTTTACAAGCCAACCCAAACTACCGTCTTCAGTTTTCCTCAAAGAGCCCCCGACGGACTCGTACGGGACGACGTTACTCCCATTAGTCACCTCGAACTCTGGCTTACCTACCAGCGATACTGGTGTGAGCACAAGCCCTCAGTCACCGTCTCAGTTGCAGAAAAAGACTGGCCAAGTGTCGGAGCCTGGACATGGGACCACTTCGACGAAATCAGTGGAGTTAGCTACCTCCCCTACGACGGCGGAACCTATCGACAAGCTCCCTACGAAGAGTGCACCGAAGAAGAGTACGAAGCCCTCAAAGCCAGTATCCCAGTAATTGACTGGAGCCTGTTAAAAGAAAATACAGACAATGTGGAAGGAGCCCAAATGCTTGCTTGTTCCGCCGGTGTCTGCGAGATTTAAAGTAACAAAACGTCGGTAGTTATCAATAAGTACCGACAATAAGTATTTCACATGGTGGTAGTTTTGGCCCCTCTTCGGAGGGGCTTTTTTGCATTAATATAGGTAAGATAAACCCGCCAATACGTTGGCTTGCCACAGGAGCATGTATGAAAGAGCAAATTTTTAGTATTGACTTTGAGACACGTAGCCACATTGATCTAACCGACCGCGGTCTGGATATCTACGCCAACGACCCCACAACGGAAGTGTTGTGTATTGCGTACGGCACAAACCCCAGCGATGTAGCGGTTTACAACGCACCCAAACCAGACACAAACACGGTGATGGCTTTTTCTCGTTTTTTAAAGCACGTCAAAGATGGTGGCAAGATCCAAGCATGGAACGCCATGTTCGAGTACGCCATCTGGAACTGTGTCTGTGTGCCTAAATACGGCTGGCCTCCCTTAAAGCTAGAGCAGTGCGTTGACTCCATGGCCATAGCAGCAGCCAACAACGTGCCACAATCATTGGGTGATGCAGCCATCTTCATGGACAGCGCGCACCAAAAAGATACCCGTGGTAGATACCTGATCCAGAAGTTGTGCAAGCCCCATAAAGGCACCTTTAATGAAGATCCAGAGTTAATGCGTGAGTTGTTTGATTACTGCGCACAGGACGTACGCACAGAGATGGCGATTGTAGCCAATTTAAGGCCCCTTACAGCCTCTGAACAGGAAGTTTGGCTACTGACTCAGAAAATTAATTTAAAAGGCGTACCGGTTGATCCTAACGAGCTCCACAGCGCCGTCTTGGCCGTGGTGAGGGCCCAGGACCAACTAGACAACGAATGCGTCGCCTTGACCGGTTTTAAGCCGTCTGAGAGGGCCAAATTGCTGGGTTGGGTTAACAAGATGATGATTGATCCGTTACCAGATTTAACAGCCGAGACAGTAGAGAAAACACTTAAACTGGAGCACCTATTTAAACCCCTTCGCAGAGCTTTAGAACTGCGCCAAGAAGGAAGCCAAACTAGCGTGGCTAAGTACGCTAAGATGATGGAGATACAACGTGAAGGACGGATTAGGAATACACTGGTATATCATGGCGCTAGTACTGGCCGCTGGGCGAGCCGTGGTGGGCTTAATTTACAGAATATTGCAAGGCCCACAATCAGCGATGAACATATTGAAATGGCAATACCTAGAGTATTTAGAGAAGGAAATGGAACAATGCAAGAACTCTCCTCGCTGGTACGATCTGCGATTAGAGCTCCGGACGGGAAGACCTTCGTTGACGTGGATTTTAGCTCAATTGAAAACCGAGTTGGCGTCTACTTGGCGGGGCAAAAAGACAAAGTAGAATTATTTAGAAAGGGATTAGATGAGTACAAAACATTTGCAGCAGATAATCTTTATCACGTCAGTTATGACGACGTTACTAAAGATCAGCGCCAAATCGCGAAGTCAGCGGTTTTAGGGGCGATGTTTGGCCAGGGCGCTAAGGGCCTGGTGAAGTACGCCGAGGGGATGGGGGTTAAGCTGAGTGAGGCTCAAGCCAAGAACGCAGTCGATGGCTACCGCAGTTCGTATGTGAAAGTGAAGGAGCTATGGGCATTGTGCGAATCTGCCGCGATTCAAGCAGTAGAAAATCCCGGTAACCCATTTCGAGCTGGGAGTAAGATAACATTGAAGATGGCCAAGAACGCACTGTGGATGCAGTTACCATCCGGCCGCCTTATTTGTTGGCAGAGGCCACAGCTCGAGCTGCTCACCACTCCTTGGGGACAGCAAAAGGTCGGCGTCACGGTGCACAGCCAGAACACTTACACTCGGCAGTGGAGCAGGAACCAGCTTATTGGTAGTTCGTTGTTTCAAAGCGCTGTGCAGGGTACCGCTAGGGACTGTCTTGCCGTGGCTATGGTTAATCTTGAGAAAGCCGGTTACGAGGTGATCAATAGCATCCATGATGAGGTACTGCTCCTAGTTGAAGAACAAAGCGCGGAGTCCGCATTGGTGGACGTCACAAACATTATGACTGTACCACCAACGTGGGCTCCCGACTTTCCTCTCGCAGCGGAGGGCTGGGTAGGCAAACGCTACCGCAAGTAATTATTTAGGTACTGAGTAATACCTGTCACCCATTTTTACAATCTTAGATCCGCGTTCTTCTTCCGCGGCCTCTGCCTTGTAAAAAGTTGGGTGACTTTTTCCTTTAAGGACGACGTAGCTATCTTCAGGCAATCCATGAAGTGCTCGTTCGTCATCAGATGTGGGTGCTACAGATCCCCAGTGTCCTTGATTGTCACCGGTTCCTGTTGGCCCCATACCATAAGCTAAAGCTGTCTGGTAATCATAATCTTCACCTTGAGGATTAAATATGGCACCACCAGCGGCGTGACCTTCAACCTTAGTAACAGGTGTGGGGTTGAACAACAATCCCACGTCGCCTGTGTGGTACCCGCTGTATCCAGAACCTTTAATGAGGCGTTCTAATTCATTGGCATGCACCGCAGGATCAACCACCTCACGACCCATAGACATCATGTACGGGTCAAGTGCCTTGGTCTTAGCTATCTGCCTAAAGCTCTCAGGGTCCTCGGCCAGGTTGTACACACCCGATGCAGTCCCCTGATACTTTTGATTACCAAGTCCCTGCTCTGGGCGCATTGTATCCCCACCCTTGTCTACATAGAAGTAACTACGTGGTCTCAGCTCCGGCGCATCTTTAAGACGCGCTGCCTCTGCACCTTTTATGCCTGTACCGTACATACCCGGCTCTAAGCTAGTAAGCGCAGCCTTGTTGCTGTAGTGCAAAAATGGCACATCCTCAGCGAACTTTAATGCCTTCTTAATGATACCACCAACTTGATATCCTTGAACAGCACCACCCTCGGCCTTCATAAAGTCTGGATTAGCCGCCTCATCTGGGTTAAACTCAGCGAACTTGCCACGTATATTCTCTGGCTTTAAGACGCCAACGTTAGGAATACCACCCTCTACTACGTGGAAAGTATCATGTCCTGTATCTTTTAAGTGCGTTAAAAAGTCTGAGTTTTCAATTGCTGTCCAGTCACCTCGGTTTAAACCTTTTTCAAGACCTGCGCGCTTTGGATACTTTTCAACAAAATCAGAAATGACTTTTTGACCTTCCTGTGTATCGGGATGCCAGTGTTGACCTAAGTTAACACTTACAGGATACATAGTTGAGCCTGTTTTCATTTTGCCACTGTTGTTCATTGACAAAAATGATTCCGCAAACTCTGGGTCCCTAGTTACAAAGGTTGCTTTTGGTGTAATGTACATTGGATCCTTAGCAGACTTTGTGGGATCAAACGCCTTGATATCATTAGCTGGACTGCCATGATAAAATCCCCCAGTAAACTGGTTCTTAAAATCTTCTTGACGATTACCAAAAGCTGTTTGATCACCGGGGTGTACAAAGTGACTTTTACTAAACTCGCTGCCCCAATCAGCAGCTTGGGGTCCGGCTAAAACGGCCTCATTGGTGCTATGATTTATACCTGGAATAGCTTGTTGTTTTAAGTCTTGTGATAATCCAAATAGTCTGTCATTCAACGACCCTGGGGCACCTTGAAGGGTGACTCGGCTAGTTGATTCAAACGGACCAAACTTAGTCCCAGGCTGTGCTGGTATAACATCATGTGCAGTAATTTTAGCACCCGGAAAACGCGCCCTAATAGCAGCCTCAATCTCCGCGTTGGATAGTACATTGGTCGCCTTGCCAACATCCCGTCCAATGTTTAAAGATAGCAGAGCCTTTATCTGTGCTAAACTTGGCATTATTTCTTTTTCGCCTTTTTAATCTTACCACCTTTTTTGTGGCCGGCTGACTCTAAACCTTTAAGATATTTATCAGTAATTTGTTGACTTGGTGTAGTACGTGTCAAGTCATAGTATCCTGGTTCACGACCTTTAAATTCTTTAAATTGATTTATAAAATCAGGAATACCGAGCTCTTTAGGAACAGGACTAAATGCAACACCTTTGTCCTCGCCTTTTAGAATGTATGGAAAAGCAGAGTGCAAATCAGGACGATGCTCTACTTCACCAGTAAGGTTAAATAGTCTTGTGCCTATGGAATGCGTTGGTGCACCAATAGTCATTGGGTCTGTCATCTCCTGCATGATACCAGGATAATCAATTACACGACCTTTAGTCCCACCAACACCCTCACCACTTAATACTTTAGAGACTTCACCGCGGCGGTTAAATGTGTCGCCGTATTGAGCTAAGTGCTCTGGGTTTCCAATATCAAATCCCTCAGGAAACATACCCTTAGTAGTTGGTGCGTTAGTCATTCTAGCATTGATACGAGCTTGCAGCTCTTTAGGTAAGTTACCCATACTGGCTTGACGATTAAATTCTTGTGTCAACGCATCATAGACGTGCTGGTTAGAATGGTGTTGAGTCTCACTACCAATCATTGGAGTCCACAATGCCTGTCCTTCAGGATAGCGCTTGTTGACATTCACAATACCACTTGCAGTTGGCTTTCCAGCAACACCCCAAGCTGCACCAGCGTAGTCCGGATTCTCTAATTGAAATTTAGAAAAGCCAGGACCACCTAGGTCACCACCTGTTGAGCGCATTCTATCTGATTGTGTTAAATTCAAATACTTACCTTCATGCGGCGATAAAGCCTCACTGGCACGCATTATTTTTGTATCGGTTGGCATCATGTGTGCAATACCACCTATCTTGGTGAGGTACTGCTCCATTATATCTGCGCCCTTAGGCCCAAGCTCTCTAAGTGCCGCTTTACCGACGGACTTAGTTGGGCCACCAAGAAAAGGGAGAACGTTTCCTGCAATACCATAAGGCTCACCAGCCTCGTACCCTTTTAAGTAGCTTGCGTTTTTTGGGTCAAGCACAGAAGGGTTTTGTTGAGGGGCACCAAGCGCTGCATCTAAAAAGCCACTACCTGAACCTACTTGACGGCTACGATTAATTTGTGGATAACCAACGTAGGCGCCTTGATCTTCCACAGAGCCACCATCTGCTAGGTGCAGACCTGGGTGTTTCTCAGCCAGTGTGTCTAAGTACTCATTGAGGTACGGAGCACCAGCTGCGATGCCCATACCAATTGGCATCAACAACGGATGGCGTGTAAGCGCCGCTGCACCACCGAGGGCGCCAAGACCACTCACTGCGGCACGGCCGTACTGGCCCTTCATGGCGTGCTCCACGGCGTTGGTGCCTTGTAGGCCAACGTCAAGTCCACCAAGCGCACCAAGGGCGCGGCTACCTGCCGTTGCCATACCATGCGGGCTAATTGTTCTGTTTAAAAAATCACCAACATTCTCAACACCACGACGTGCTGCTTGTACTGGAGCACCACGCAAGGACTCCATAAATCCTGGCTTAGCGTTTAATTCTTTGTATGCGTTCTCTACTGCCTGCAGGCGAGACGCACGAAGATGTGCAATACGGCTTACCTCTGCTTGGTTGTGTGCGTTTCTTGCCGCGTCTTCTTGAATTTTTAATGACTCTAGTTCCTTAGCGACATGTTCAGGAACAGAGAATGGTGTTGCACCACCCTGAATAGATTTCATGCCGGGGAATTGCTTCTCTGCGGCTATTGCCTCCTCTGCAGACTTACGTACACCAGAGTAGTCACCCGTCTCACCGGTACCATAAAATAAACCCTTACCCTCAGGGTTTACAAACTGGCTACGACCATAGTTTGCGTTAGGGTTAGATGGGTATCCCTCAACAGTTACAGAGCCTTGACGATTCTTAATTGCCTGTGCGGCCACATCTGTTGGGCTCTTAAATGTTGGTGGGACTTGAGGAGCTGTAGCAGCCTGTGGCTTTAGCCCAGGGATACCATACTTGTCAAACTCAGATTTTAATCCAGGGCCTAACATAGCACCACCAACCACACCAACAGTACCTGCAACAAAACCCGGCGCTGAGTAGTCTACATTTGTACCTGGGATGTTTTTTGGCTCTTCTGTTGTAGGGGCGTTGTCTACGGATACCCCACCAAACTGAGAAACAGCCGGAGCTTCATCTTCTACAGCAACACCGCCGAATTGACTTTCAGCCATTATGGTTTCCTAAATTGTTTACCGTTTTCAAGATATACTGTACCCTTTGGTAATGCGTCATACTGTGCCTTAGTAGCGACAGATGGCGGGGCCTCTGGGACATTAGCCTTCATGTTAAAACCTGGGTTGCTCTTTAAATCAGCGGGGTTCATACTTAAAACATTTGCCAAGCGGTTATTGTGCTTATCATTTAATGCTTGAAACTGATCGCTATCCAAGAAATCACCAAAGTTCATACCTTTATTTTTCTTGTACGCATTATAAACCTCAGCATCAAACAAGGCACGTTCACGTAATGTGGCTGTTAATGTCTTTAGTTTTCCGATTGGATCATTGACAGAGCCAACGGCCTTTTGCACTAAGCCACGTTCGTTATCTGATACCGCGCCTTGGCCTTTGAGGTAGTTTGTGGACCACTCCAATTCATTTTGTTTCATAAAGCTCTCTAACTGCGCAAACTTACGAATTGCTTCTGGGCCTGCACCAGACTTAGCCAAGTTTTCTTGTAGTTCCTTAAGACCAATAGAACCAAAATTACCTGCCTCAATACCGGCCTGCATCTGGCGAACAAAAGCATCTGCCTTAGAGCCTGTTTGGTACTTGCCAACCATATTTTTAACCTCAGGGTCATCTAATAACCGCATTGTGGCGTCTTGAGTAACCTGACGTGTACCAGCGGACATACCCTGTGTACGTAGTGTGTTTTCACCCGCGGAGTACAGTTTACCAGACTCAGTGGCCTGAGACGTAGCACCAGCAATAGGTACTTCTGCGCTCTTAGATTTAAACTCAAGGTCTTCCTTAGTGCCGGGAGCAAACGGAGAAACAACCCGTTGTGGTGCAGCTGGAGCAGGAGCTACAGGAGCAGGAGCTTGAGGTACAGGGGCAATAGGAGCTACAGGAGCTACAGGAGCGGGGGGTCTTGTTATTTGAGGCGGTGCTGGTGGGCGTATTGGGGGAATAGCCTGAGGTACAGGAGCAGCCTGAGGTACAGGAGCAGCCTGAGGTACAGGAGCAGCCGGGGTCGCCGCAGGTGCACCACCAGCAATACCAGTTGCTGTACCAAATGGTGTAGCCTGTCCAGTACCCGCGGTGCCTCTAACATCATGTGGTACAAAGGCACTGGCGCCAGCGAACTTAGTCAATACAGCCGCAGGTACGAGCTTGGGATCAATTAGACCGTGCTGTACCATGTATTGTACGTCCTTGATCATATCAGTCTTATTGGCGTTCTTAGCTAAATATTCTTGAATAGCTTTTTGGGCCCCAACGGGATCTCTTAATGCCTGATTGCCAATACTTTGACGAAGGGCCGGATCTTCTACTAATCCAAGCATACCTCCCTGTTGGACCATGGATGATCCAGAGGTGGGAGCGCCTGCGGTAATGTGTGATGGAGGTAATGTGTTTGTAGTACTTGCATTGGTGGGGCTACCAAATAAACTTTCTTGAAGTGCCTTGGTTTGAGCCATTCCAATTTTAGCCTGTGATAACTGGCTACGCATACCAAAGAGCTCTTGCTCCTGACGGGATTTATCTATTTCACGATTACGTAAACCTTCAGATGGCCCAGCGACGCCACCAGACCACCAGGCCTGCGCGTCCTTCATGTTCTCCATGAAGCTACCCTTCTGGGCTTGCTTTTCATCAATAAGTTTTTGCATGTTGGCCAAGAGCTCTGGGTCCACACCAATAGCACCTTGTGCTGTTGGTAGAGCATAGGGTCCGCGGGCTGCAGGGGCCTTGCCATAGGGTACCGCTGCAGCTTCCGGTGCAACTGCGTCTAATCCGGACTGTACTGATGTATCGCTATCTGGTAGTGCCATAATGATTCCTTAAGGGATAGTTCCGTTTGTAGCGTCGTATGTTGTATTTGGATCAACAGCGGCGGGGGTACTTGGCGAATTAGCCCAAGACCACAATTGATTTAGTAAACCTGGTTGTACAGCAGCCTGGTATCCAGATGAGCCCTGAGTTCCAACAGCAGCAGATCCTGCACCAAACAATTGGTTAAGTATTCCAGTGTTTGCACCACCACCTAAGGCAGTAATCAAACCACCAATTTGGTTAACAGGAGATAAGTTAGTTGAGTTAGAGACTGTCTGACCTGGGGTTACTGAGGACAAGACATTACCTAGGTTTGTTGCGTTAACGTAAGGTGATGCCTGCTGGTACTGACCGGTTGTCAATAGATTGTTAATATTTTGTTGACCAACGTTACCAGCTGCAGCACCAGCATTTACACCGGTTGCTTGGTTCTGTAACGCGGCTTGGTTCTGTGCTGTATTCAGTGTTGCCAAGGCGTTTGCCTTAGAGGTATCAACCGCTGTCTGACCACGTAAGCCACCAAAGTTGCCAGAGCCAATGTTACCGGCCTCAACCGGTGCCGTTGTGGTTGGCATTAGTTGGTTCAGTTGTTGGTTCTGTGCCTGAAATAATCCACCTAGTGCAGTGTTTGTATTTGGTGTTACATTACCGGAGGCATCTGTGTTCCATGGATTAGCCGCACCACTGGCAATGCTCTGCAGTGTGCCACCGGCCTGTGTGAAGGCGTTGGTTGGTCCAGATAGTGCATTAACAGCGTTCTGCCCAACGGTCTGCTGTGGCGTCGGTGCACCAGCGTTAGCTGCTTGTGCTTGACTAACAACGTTCTGTTGTGCTGTGTCATACCAAGACGGCATTGCCGTTGTCTGTACACCTGTGTTGGAGATTAATCCACTGAGTCCTGTGCTTGCCATTATGCTTTCCTTTTTGCTTCTAAGAGATAGCCCAATGGGCCTTTTGAGTCTGGTGGTAAATCTTCGGGTTTATTGCTTTGCTTATGTGCGCGAATTGCTTTTAAGAATTGGTCTAAAATTTGAGCACCACTATCGTTACTACCGTTGCCTAAACCGGATACCACATCGGCAGGGATCACAAACTCACCATTTGCCAACATCGCTGGTACTGAATCAGATGTGCCGGTACCGCCACCTTGAACAAAGTGCTGTAGTCCGCCCTCTGAATAAAATTCTGGGTTGTGGCCTTCAATCTCGCCACCCTCGGAGTGACCTGGGGGCATGCCCACTAATCGACCACTTAAATCTCCGTATGCGTGGCCTGGTAGACCCATTAAACCAACGGGGCCCTTTGCCTTAACAATGGATGGGTTCATGTGCGGAAACCCTGTCTGGTTGTAGTTATATGTTGGTGATGGCAACCCACCGCCCTCAGCCATTTTGGCAGGGTTTACCGTCTCAGAAAGGGACTGTATAGGGGACTGGCTGTACTGAGTGGCAAACAACGGTGACGCAGTCTCAGTAATTGTTGGCATCCCTAAAAGCTGTGCTTTATGTGCCGCAGCAATGGCAGGTGTTAGATGATCTATCCCAGTGCTGGTTTGTCCGATGGGGTTGTATGTCCCACCAGTTAAATCTGAGGCTGAGGTACTTCCCCCTGATGCGAATTGTTGTGGCATAATTGCTGGCATTGATCCTGCTCCTGTGTTTGGTGTGTATACCATATTTGTCTCTGGTGCTACTGTCTCTTGCGTGGAAGGTAGTCCTACTAATGTAGCCTGTTTACCCCCACCCAGTGTTCCTACTAGGTTAGTTAATGATCCGGTACCAGACTGTATCTGCGGCACTGTAAAGCCATAAGACGATGAGCCTGTTCCTGTACCGCTACCGGTGCCTGATCCTGAGCCGCTACCGGAGCCTGTGCCGGTTCCAGTGCCGGTTCCAGTGCCGGTTCCAGTGCCGGTTCCGGTACCTGTGGTACCTGTTCCAGTGCCTGTTGCTCCTGCGCCTGTTCCTGTTGTCCCTGTACCTGTTCCTGTGCCGGTTGTTCCGCCGCCTGTTCCAGTGGCAGTGCTACTAATCTTAGAGCCTGTTCCAGCGGCTGTAGATTTTATTACAGAGCCTGTGCTGCTAACTGTCTTGGAGGAGCCATCACTAAACGAGGTTGTTATGTTACCTGAGCTATCTGTGGTCTGGCCTACAGGAACTGCAGTAGTAACAGAGCTAGTACCTGTACCGGTTGCTGATAATACAGGAGCTGTTGTTGGCGTTCCACCACTTCCAGTTGACCCTGGGGCGTACAAATTGTTTAATAAGTTTTGATAGACAGCTAAAACATCTACCGCCCCTGTTGAACCACTTTCAGGAGCCGTTGCAGTTCCACCGGCGCTTGGTGCTCCAGGAGCTCCTGCTGTGCCTGTTGCTCCAGACCCTGCATTACTACCACCACCTCCCGGGGCTCCTGTGGTCGGAATTGTCTTAGGCACCGTTGGGTCAACCGTTTTAGGAACAATTAACGCTCCTGTTGTTGGGTCTAATTTTGTTAAATCAATCGGTATGATTACTTCTTTATTTGTATTTTGTTGTAAAACATCTTTACCATTTATGTTTACAAGGCTGTATACTTCGCCATCACCACCATAATATGTTTTAGTTGCTCCACCAAAAGATAATGGGGTATACAGGCTATTTTGTGAATTTAAAGCTGCACCACCTGCAGTACCTGCTCCTGTCCCCCATAATGCCGCATTTGCTCCTAAGGGGCCTGTAGCATCCCCAAAACTAGCAACAGAAGTTGTTTTTGCTGGTGTGTAATTTGTAACAACACCGTCTTTAATAGTTTCAACGGAACCATCTGAAAATTTTGTTGTTGTTGATCCGTCTGCATTAGGCTGACTACTAACAGGTTTAATTGTTTCAGAAGTTGTTTGCCCTTGGTTAACTGTAACAGAAGAATAACTTCCTACAGGAGTGACTTGACCAGCATTATTTACAAAAGTATCTTTTCCAGCGATAACTGCGTTATCTTGTTGTTGTTGGTTATAGGCTATAACCATTTGCTTTGTTTCAGCCAATGCTGTAGCGGGTGTTGCCCCAGGTATTTTAACAAGTTCGTTATACGCGGCTTTGCTTGACGGATCTAGTGCGTTATACGCCTGAACATTTGCGGCAGTTGCAGCAACAGATACTGGGTCTGCACCCGGCTTAGACATCTGCGAGTTGTAGTACGCAATGGCCGCGGGGTCAGTTAAGCTACTTGGTGTATTAATATTTGTTGGTGCTGTATTAGTACCAAATATTTGACCTAACGCAGTAGTTAATACATTTGTATTGCTTGGTGTTCCAGATCTAACTTGCTCAATATAACCATTTTGTGAATCAAGATTCAACATACTGGCATTGTTAGCAACCGTCAATGCCTGTGTGGTGTCTAATCCCTTACTAATTGCGTTCTCGTATGATGCTTGTTGTGACTGGGTTAGGCTATTAATCTGTGATGCGCTTGTATATGCTGCATCTAACCCAACACCACTTCTAGCGTCATTGTAAAATGTTTGCTGAGCGGTAGTACTTAACTCAGAAATCTTTGGTGCGTATGCCAACGCGCTTGAGGTATCTAACCCCATGTTTGTCCCGGACTGGTAGTAGTCCTGATTTAGTGTGCTTAAGCTATTTACACCAGAGGCGGTGTTTAATGCTGCCACACTATTCTTTCCTTCACTTAAAGAATTAAAGAAGGAGTTCTGTGCAATATCAGATGCCGCCGTTAAAACAGGCGCGGTAGTTAACGCGTTAGACACTGTTTGCCCAGTATCTAGAACCTTACTAAACATCTCCTGCTGCGTAGTTGTCATTGAATTAACAGATGACGCAGTAGCCACCGCAGCGTTTAGGTCTGGGTTCTCTTGGTAGGCCTTACTAAATGCTGTCTGTGCTGTAGTGCTAAATTTATTAATTGTCTCATCGGTGTGCAACGCGGCCACTGCGGCGTTACTATCTGTACCAAGTTTTAACGCATCAAAGTACGCAGACTTTGCAATATCCGAGGAGCCATTAATAGTTGGTGCCGCCACCAAGGCATCTGCCGTAGATACGCCTGTATCTGAAATCTTGCTAAACATACTCTGCTGGCTGTCACTCATCGCATTTACTGATGATGATGTGTTTAACGCCGATGAGTTATTTTGCCCTTCGGACAACGAGTTAAAGTACGCCTTCTGCGCAATATCAGACTGACTTGATAGCGTAGGCGTTGTTGTCAGTGCATCTCTTATATCTACACCAGAGCTAACAACCTGACTAAATAGGGTCTGGTCCTTAGCTGCCATTTCATTTACTGAGGCTGATGTACTCAATGCTTCAGTGTTACTAACACCTTGGGCTAAAGACTTAAAGTAAGTTTCTTGGGAGATACTTGACTCTCCAGCGATAGTAGGTGCTGCAGATAATGCGTCGGTGGTATTTACACCAGCCGTCAATGCTTTACTAAATACCTCTTGCTGAGTGGAGTTTAATCCTGTAAAATCAGAAGTATTAGTAAAGGACTGATTTACAGTTAGTCCCTCTTTAGTTGCCGCATCAAATACTGACTGCTCGTTTGGCGACATCTTATTGTAGTTCTGCACATCAGTAAAGGCATTAGCAACGGTACCACCCTGCACCATGGATGACGTAACAATGTCTTGCTGTGTTTTATCTAATGCTGCAAAATTTTGAGCATTTTCCAAAGAGCCACTTACGGCGGTTCCTTGATTCAATGCAGCATTAAATATATGCTGCTGCTGAGAATCTAATGTGGCGTATTCCTGTACGTTGCTAATTGCTGTACTGACGCTGTTATTTTGCCCGTATGCGGTACTGTATAGTGCTTGCTGCGCTGGTGTTAACGCCGCCACTGTCTGGGCATCTGATAGTGCTTGTGTGCTACTAATACCATCTTGTAGTGCGTTATTAAATGCGTCTTGGGCCACTGTCGGCATTTTATTAACTTGGTCGGCAATTGCCACCGCAGCAGATGGTGTATCACCTGACTGAACAAGTGAATTAAATGCCTGCTGTACTGACTCTGGCATATCGCCAACGCGCACAGTAATATCTGTATTTTGTGCGTTAGCAAAGGCATCTACACGGCTCACACCATTGGCGGTATCTTCATTGTATTGAGCAATCGCCTCGGGGGACACCAGTTTATTAACATTGGTCTGGTCAATAATTTGGTTTACTGCTAAGTCTGCCGCGTTTTTAACTAACTCATTAACAGCCGTTGCTTCATTTGCATTAAGTTCTGCTGTTTGTTGGCCAAGCTGGGTTGTTAAATTATTCACATCGGTAGATAGGGATTTTGCCGTATCTGCCGCAGTGGTTACTTGATCCACATAGCCTTGGTAAGTTGTTTTTACATCTGACAACTGCGTCATTGTTTTGCCAAATACATCAACCCCGCTATTATACTGGGCCGCGCTATTATTTAATGCTGCAACGGTTGGTAGTAATGCGTTGTACTGTGCGGTTAAGTTGTTTCCTGCAGCAATCCAGGGGGCTATCCAACGGTCGTATGTATACCCGGATGTTGAATTATTAAAATACCATGACGCGGATGAATAGTTATATCCAGGCTGACTTGCCAGCCAGTTTAATCCTGAGGTCCAGTTTGCTTTTGCGCTATCATAGGCGTTTAACGCTGGTGTGTACCCGGTAGCAAACTGACTATCGTACTGTGCCTTCTCCGTGGTAAACTGTCCAGCAATAGTGTTTAGACTATCAAACTCTTGCTGGGCCGTTGCCTCAAGTGGACTAAGTGTCTGGTTGTAATAGTTTGTTGCTGTTGTCTGTAAAGTATTAGCTTGGGCGACGGCATCTGTTAAGGCAGTTGACTTTGTGGTTAACTGGTTAAAGGTGTCCTTGATTGCCGCGGAGGCCTGGTTGATGCCCCAGCTTGTTGCTGATAATACACTAGACTGGGCAATAGCATCACCAATGCTTTTTCCACCTAATATTGCCTTTGCCGCCGCGTTGGAGGCTGTAGCAACTAATGTTGAGCTAAGGCTTCCCTTATCAAACATGGCACTACCATCGGAGTTCTTAAGTGTTGCTAATTGAGACTGGACCGCGCCAGACACAGCACCTGCGGCGCCGCTTATTAATATTTGGTCTAGTGACTTCCCACTAAGCGCTGCAGCTGCGGCGGGTGCTGAGGCACTCGTAACAATTGTTTTTAGTACCGAGGCTGTGGTTCCACTAAATCCATAATCCATTGCGGTGCTGGCGGCTAAATTACCTGCCATATTACCTGCGTTTGCTGCTGCGTATGCTGATGCAGCAGACAATGCAATTTGTTGGATATCGCCGCCATTGGCTGCGCTTACCGCTGCGGACGCAATAATTGCCGCTCCGGCTGTATCAGCAAGTGCCAAACCCGAAGGCCCCAACATATACGTTAATGCTATGGCCTCAATAAGTGGAAGAGGCTTATTGGTAATCTGCTTAAATGATGAGCCTACCGACGCAGAAAATGACCCAACATCAGACACAATTCCTTGTGCAGATTTAATAATTGAAGTACCAAAGTTTGATAGTTCTTTCCCTGGATCAGACACTTATAGACACCTTGTAGGTCTGATGGTGAACTGGATGCAGTCCGGTATCTTCAATAACCGCATTATACCCTAAATGCTGAATAGCTCTTACTGTTGGTAAATCATCTGTAAATCCATACACAGAAGTAAATCCTGCGGCGTGCATCGCTTTAGCAAACTCTTGTAGATTACGTAAAAAATTCTTCGGTACATCCGCGTTAACAAAAAATATGCGTGCCTTTTTTGGCTCTTCAATCAAATAGAAAAACAAAGAGTTTCCATGGCGAATGCCACGTACTTGGTTTGTATCTAACAGCTTGTGAACCTGGGCGTACATCTTTTTCCAGTCTTCACCGGATTTCTTTATCTCTGGGGAGTGCCTAAAGATTTCCTGTTCCGACATGCGGCCAGAAGCATCTGTTAAAGGATGAGACATTTACTCAGTGATATTTTTTACGCGGGCGGCAATTGCTTCCTCTGCAGCTTTTGCAAACACTGGATCAATTTGATCTTTTTGATGCTTAGCTAACATAGCGTCAGATACCGCTTTGTCGTTCAGGTATTTCATTGTTTGTTGTCCGTGCATGATATTTCCTTTGTGTTGATATCTATATCTATATCTATATTAATGCAAAAAAGAGCTACTTTACGCCCTAAATTGATGGGCCATTGACGATTAAAGTAAACTCTCTGGCCCAGTCCTGCCACGTGGCAAACTCTTTTGGGCTAGGCACTGGGTACGCCGCAAATACGTGCATCTGTGACATATTCTGTGCTACTGACTGCCAATTTTCTTCGGGGGCAAACATCATTGGTTCTTGGCCGTAGTGAATTGCTAGGTTACCATTAAAGTCATCCCAGCTCATATAATCTGGCACACACGGGAAGTACTGCTGTATGGTGTTTTTAAGAAGTGGGGTGGTCAAGGACGTTGATCCCCAAACTCAGCCGTGATGAGGTTACGCCCCATCTCGTAGTTGCCATCAATCTCATTAGACTCAAACTTTAACCTTACTAGGCGATGCTCAACACGTAGGTCAATCTTACCGGTCTCCTGGTTAAAATAGTATGGTCCGGAGTCTTCTGTGGATGTACCAGATGGAAATTTACGTCCCAGAATGGTCATCGCCATCGTGCCAGTCTGTAAGAAGTTTGGCTCAACACGACGAAGGTGCATGCGTAGATTAACACCTTGGAGTGCGTCTTGGCTTGGGTTACCTGTTAACCAGCTAATATCGCTAGTAGTAATGCTGGAGTATACCGCAAACTCGCCATTTAGCGCAATCTCATTGACACCAAACTCATGCTGCCAGATATTAAATCCGCCGGTAACGTAGAACACAGACTGACCCGGTAGTACAGTAATTGAGAACGGTGTGCTGCATGTTACTAATGTAACGCCCGGGGTTCCGATGGTAGTATTATAAATGTTCTGACTAGAAACTATTTGATAGGTTGCGTTAAAGCTATTACCTGTCGTAAAGGTTACATTATCTCCAGGGCTAAACTGGGGTGTCTGATCACCCGCTAAATAAAATTGACTTGCAGTTGGTGCGGCTAGACTAGCTGGGTGTGCAATAACGGTCTGGGCTGCACCATAGATTGTGTTATAGTTCCAGTCGGCCCAGATGGGTGTAGGAAACAACTCAGTGGTGTAACCACATGAGCGTTGAGCACCAGTTGCTTGCCCAGCGTCGTACCATAGCTTATCTTTTACGTTGTAAATGATTGCGTCTGTGCACTCCGTCGCCGTACCTCTAGGATAAAAGAACCAGATCTCATTGTAGCGTGGGACTTTAGTCGCCCACACCTTTTGACGCTGCTCGTAGTTTAGGTTGTCAAACAGGTAGTTTATGTTTTTATCATTTGGGACTACCGTTACCTGACCATTGTAAGCATAGAACCGGTCGGTACCTAACCAATAAAAGACACCATCCATCTCCACAACGGAGTTGGAGGACATGATTGAAATCTGGCTGGAAACAATATCATAGTTCCAATAAATTGGAGCTGTTGCTGCTGTAAATGTAACACGAATAAGTGAGTCTGTTGCCCAGAATAAACCCGCGGGTGAGTTAGTACCGCCGCGCATTGGCATACCCTTAACAATCTTGGATGATGCCACATTGACCTGGTTGGCTAGAGGCCCGTTCCAGTCGTAAAATGTTTGCGCGCCATACGTTGTACTGACATTATTATTTGCGATGTAGCCAGCGGAGCCGTACACAAAGATAAATGGGTACAGTACACACACGCCGCCATCAACGCTAATCGGTTTGTAAGTTGGTGCTGATCCTGCGCTGTCAGATAGTCCAGAGAAGGTCCAAGTGTTTCCCGATGTGGGGGTGACACCACCAACTAATACCTGGGTCGGCACACCATTATCAATGTTTGTTAAATTTAAACCTGGGTGTGCAAACACGGATAGCTGGTTACCTGATGGACTGAACTGAGAGTCAAACTGCCAAGTGACCCGGTAGTTACCAACGGAAGGATCTGGTTGATAATCTAAGTCCCCGGTAAACACAGGCACATTATCTATGTATACCGTTGTCGGGGTACCTATGATGGTGCCAGTGGATATATTTACTGTAGTGTTTGGTGTGGAGAATACAGAGGTGCTTACTGTGTATACAATTGGTGTACCTGTCTGGGAAAAGATGATCTTAGTACCCGTTGGGAATACTGTTGTCTGATTTCCGGCGACCACAAACGATGTAGAGGTATTAGACAATAACGTAACGTAGCTTGTACCTGGGAGAATTGTGGCCATGAATGGGCCACTGCCCTCTGGCAATGCGAGGCCAGTGGTAAATACATCAAGCTCTTGGTAGTTACCAGCAAATATGTAGTTAACGCCGTTATATGGTTGCGCGACCATGCCACGGTAGATACCGACTAGGCTATTAAATATCGTGCGGTACCCACCAATTTTCTTTGGGTCTCCGCGTTGAAAACGGCACCATACACCATCGGTGTACTGGTCATTTTGAAACACAGTACCATCTCTTTTAATACCCGCCGGAACAGCTAAGGAATAAATCTGAGTATACTGTGAGGTATCCTGTTGCTGATTATCAGCGGCCATTAGAACGCACCGCCGCTAATGAGTTGTGCTGTCAGCCTCGCGTTTACTGTTACTAGGGGCTGTGATGGGTTGGTATTATCAATACTAACTAACTGTGTTGAATTTGCTGATAGGCCAAGTATACTGGTACCTACTAGATACATGCCCGTGTGAGTGTCGTTATTAAACGAAAATGAAGGTAGTCCCGCGGTTCCATTTGTTGCATAAAACAAACCAGTGGAGCCCGTTGTCAGTGGGTATAAGTTCACACCATCACTTAACATTGTAACAATACTACCCGCCGTTAATACGAACGGTGGCTGACTTGTGCCTTGATTCTGGAACGTAATGTTATACCCGAGCTGGTTAGTATTATTAACCAAAATATAAATCTGGGTAATTGCTGGTAGTGTAACGGCTAGTGTCTGTGTCCGTGTGCCAGACTGCGCAATGTATGTCTGAATAACTGGTGCAAAAGATACCAGGTTCAGTGTGTTACCTACAATGGTATCCACATCGTAGGATGCCGCTGTGAAGGTTACGTTTGGTGCAGTAAGGAAGCCTACAGTAACAAAACCATTGCTTGTGGAGTCAAACATGATAAACCCAGAGTCGCCAGGGTTTGCAATGATGGATGACTGACCATTGATTAATGATGGGGATACTGGGCTAATTGTGAGTGAGCCAGAGCCATTATTTCTAAATCCAATGAACCAGCCGGCAGATAGACTGGAAAATATTGGTAAATTAAATGTTCCAGCGCCGCCATTCCATACAAACGTAGCAGCGCGGCTAAGATCATTAATGACTGGAGAAGATGTAACATCTACTAGGTTTTGAGTGGTGGCTAGTTGCCCACCGACTGTTGTCAGCCCTGCACCAGCCAATGAGGCCGCGTCGGCGACAGAGGTGCCCGCCGCGAAGGTAACGTTGTTCCAGACACCGGCGGCTGTTGTGTTATCTACGAGGTACACATACTTAGAGATACCGACGGGAACAGTAAATGACGCACCACTGGTGTAGTCTGTAACTAAGAAAGAAAAAGCGCCTAAGTTGCGGAATAGGATGTCTGAGCCCAGTGTTCCCTGATTGCCTTGTGGCAACGCAATGGATAGGCCAGATGTTGATGCTGTACAGTCAATAATACGAGCAGCAACAACCTCGGCACCATTGACAGTTGATGGCCAGTTTAGTGTCTGGTTTGTGCTAAAAGGCAGCGCGAGGTATGAGACATCAGTTGGTGTTACAGCTGTCCCTGTGAACGGCGAGACGTATACTGGAGTGGTCATAATTTTTCTTTAAGGTTCTGATACAATAGTGTTGCGGTCTATGCGACGTGAATTGTCTTCTTTTTTCAGTGCACCAACGGCGTCTGTGTAGAATTGTTTCCACACAGGTAGCTTGTCAATAGCCTTTAAGTAACCCTGTGCTTGCAACAAGGCACCGTATAACATCGCCTGTGGTGCGATAGCTGTCCATAGGTTTTGTTGATTAGAAGAATCTAATGGTTGAACCTCTGCGTAGTAAATAATTTCTACGGGGTAGCTTGTATCTGGCTGTGGGGCAAAGTTCCAGTTGCTGTAGTCATAGTCCGCGTAGTATACTGGCTTGCCTGCCGATGACTCAGATAAGTACTGGGCCACATAGTCCTGGCTGCGTAGTAAGACTGGTTGCCCGTTGACCTTCATAGAGACAGTTTTTCTCCAGCGTGCTGGCTTGTTCAGAACAGTTTGGTTTTGCGCAAGATTGGTCTCTACCACAATCAATTGTGGGTAGGTCTTAAGCTCTGCAGCAATTGATGACTCTGCCAGCGCAATCAGGTTAGGTATCTGTGCAATGAAGTCCGGGTCATTTCTTTCCATGTACTGCTGGATATTAAGTACGAGGCTATCGTACGACATGATCACTGACATTTATAGCCACCTACATTCTTTAATATACTCATATTTTTTACTAGGCTTTCCTTTTCCATAACACCAATGTTTAATTGTTGGTTCTGGGATATTAAGCGCAATAGACGCTGCTTTAGTATGTTCGTAAACAATGCCGTTGACTTGAACTTGTTTAATTTGACCTTTGGCAATACGAGTCAATTTTCTTGTTGCTTGACGTTTGGCGATATGGTTTTCGCTGTGGGGTTTGGAAACTTGCAATAAAAATTGCTGTTTGTGTTGTTCAGATTGCCATCCTAATTTTCCAGTGTTCCAAGGTTTTATCCCAATCATCCAAGGTGTTGACTTTGAAATGCCTTTCAATGGACTAATATAGTTATCACCGCGAGGTTGTGATGTTGGTGGTTTTGCTCCGCCCTCAGCAATATTCCAACCAATTTGTCTAGTCGGCCTAATTTTAGATTCTAAATCGTAACAATATTTATCTTCACATATTAAAATAATTTGTTTTATTAGGTTATCCCAACCGTATTTTTTAATAGCCGAATTAAGATGCTGGTTTTCAGAATATTTACTATGTCGCTTAAAACGAGCTTCGGTATTTTTAGATACACCAACATATCCTTGACTAAATATATCAGTATGGTCTTTATGACGTATCCAGTATAAAGAAGTACTCACGAAGTATAGTACCTTATCGCGGGAGTAAAATAAATGGGTGATTTGTCCCTATCTTCCTCACTAGCTTGTAAGAATGCTTTTCCAGCTTGTGCTTCTAAGTATTGAACGCGAACCATGTCGACTCCGGGGAGTTGTAAAGACATAGAATGTGACAATTGTTTTTGGACACAGTTTACCCAGCGATCTGGTACGTAAATCTGATTTGTCAAAGATCCTACATCTTGCATTTGAACCTCAACAATTAACTGAAACATTTGAAACGAGTTATTGGGCACTGGCCAGATGTACATCGAGGGCTCAATGGTCCTATCAAACCAATACTGCAATGAGCGCTGGCTAGGGAACTGTTTATTTGGGAGATTCCAGTAGTCATCGCGATTTAAACGGGCGAGTGGAATGACTTGCTGGCTCGTAGAGAATACGATTTGACGTATAGAGAACGTAGGTGCAACCGTTTCACGCAGCCTGTAGTAAAGGTGCGTTGGTGTTGTGGTGATGTTAAAGTAGGCCCACTCTTTATCTGAGAGTGTTGTAGTCGGTAGTTGCTTTACTGTTGTCCAAGTGATTCCATCTTCGCTGGTCTCATAGGCAAAGTTATATGTTGTTGTGCCAGTACCTACTGCGTAGCCATTAAACCCAACGTAGTAGACAGGCTGTGCTGATTGGTACTGAAGACCAAAATAGTTAGCACCAACTGTGGAGGTAGAAACCAAGGACAGGTTTTGATCAAATACTGCAGGTGAATCTGGATTACTAATAGGCAAGTACTCAGAGGCTGCCTGGTTGATAATGTAGACCCAGTTTGATTCTCGTACATCAATCACTGTCTTAGGTAGGACTAACTGTTGCTGGGCCGTTACGGCGCCAACGAGCATGTTCTCCAACAACCAAAGATTAACACCGAGGTTAGATAGGTTTTGAAGATTATAAAACAATGCCTGCTTGGCGGCACCAATAAGCTCCGGGGTCATTTCTTCTGCGGTCTTACCGGCGTCACGAAACGCAAAGGAGATCAGTTGATCAACGTTGACTGTTGTATTTCCAGTGGTGTTGCTATAGGCCATGGGTTACTTCTTTCTTTTTACAGAACCACCGCGTTTTTTACGATTCTCCGGACTGACACCACGCGATGCCTCGCGTTTAGCTTCATCTCGAGCTTCTGTAGATTTTTGGTATGCCTCATCAAGTCGTTGTTGCATTGGCTTTGTGGACCAACCTTTTTTGGCTTCTTCAACAAAAGTTCTTGTACCTATATTGCCACCAACTTCAGTTTCTTTACTTGGGTCATACGGTGAATACGATGTACTGCCACCTTCGGCCATTTTTTTAATCTTACCGCCTTTGCAGTAATGGCTACCTTCTGCGGACATTTTGGTGGTTTGTTTAAAATCTTTCATTTTTATCTTCCGCGGCCAGCGGCGCGCTTAGTTACTTTGTTTGGTAATTTGTTTGATGCGGGTCCAGCCTTAATAAACTCCTTGGCAACCTTCTTAGGGATGCCAAGGGTTGATTTGCCAGCGGCCGCGGCGTACATAGCCTTCATTTGTTGTTCCGACTTAACTGGCATATTAGCACTTGCCTTTTACTTTGCCGCCCTTTTTCTGGGTAGGTACTGGGCCCGCTGGGCTTACACCGCCCGGAGCTTGCATTGCTGGTGCTGGTGCTGGTGACATAGCCTGTCTTTCAGCTTCGCTAATTGCGCCTTGACCGCCCAATGCACCTGCAAGGGCGCCTTGCTGCAGTGCTGCCGCGGGTGCTTGACCCTGGAGAAGTGCTGCCTGTTGTGCTTTTTTACGTGCAATCATGTCCATACGGGCCTGAGCGATACGATTCTGCTCTGGTGTTCCCATAACGTTGTTCTTAAGCTGTGTACCAACACCACCAATAGCGTCCATGATGCCACCATCAGCTTTTTTAACAATCTTACCACCACACTTGAATTTGCTCACGGTGCCAGTAGCTTTTGCCTTACGGCCCTTTACAGCGGCGCTTGGAAAGTCTGCGGTTTTACCTGACTCTTTAGACTTGATGTACGGGTCTTTATGACCTGCGGGCTTGCTTTTTTCTTTAGCTACGTCGCTGCCCTTAAAGGCTGGCTTTGCTACGGCCTTAGATGGTGCCGCAGCCTTTTTGTCGCCGGTTACTGGTGTCTTGACTAGTCCACCAGCTTTGTATCTTGGTAATGTTTTAAAGCCGTCCATGGTAATTCCTTGAGTGATTGGTTGAGTAGTCCTACTTATATTAATGCAAAAAACAGGCTATTTACGCCCCTAAGAATAGCGCTCTTTCGCGCTTTCTACGATTTATAAGCACATCTGGTTTGTTCCACATCAGTATGGCGTCAGCTGCACCCTGTAGGTCATTTTCGTTGATCTTCTTGACCACTGTGGATTTCTTAAAATTTGTCTCACCGATATTAAAGCATAGGCTGTACAGGGCGTCGAATTGACCCTGGGTAAGGCTGACCCTCACCGATCTCTCTACGGCCTCGCTACACCACCTTAAATCGCTTCTCAGAAGCTCTTGTACCTGTTCATCTGTTAGGGTCGCGGTGATGAGGTGCTGCTCGTCGGACTTGATGAGATGCCCAACTCCGATGGTCCATAAGCCCTTAGAGTCCTTATAGGCCTTGTTACGGGCACCTTCCTCCTTGGTGATAAAGTCTAGTGTGGATTTAGCGATGGCCATGATGTTCTCTTCAATCTGGGTGTACCTGTCTGTGAAGTGGATCGCTGCAAATATGCCAACTACCCACATCAGTACTACTAATAGCTTTTTCATTCATGCTCCTTACTCTGCATATATTAATGCAAATTGGGGTTTATTATTTATTTAGCGCGTCGTACTGGTCGTAGCAGGCTGCAAGGCCGGTACGGATAATGTCTGCTCTGGCAGCTTCCCTGACAAGAAACTCTGCATCGTCGGCAAAAAGGGTTGCCCCAGTTCCACACGATCCAGTGCCGGTGGCTTGGGCGCGACTGGGACGGCTACGCAGCTCGCTAATAGCATCAACGAGCTTAGTATTAATATCACGGATTTGAGCATTCTTTTCACTTTCTATTCTGTCGGCGGACGCTTGGTGCGCTTCTTGGAGCTTTTGTGTCTCAATAGCCTGTTTGGCTTTGTACGACTGGAAGTCCACATCCCGTAGATGCCAGCCAAACCAAATGCTGCCAAGTAAAATAAGAGCTCCTGCTGCCAACTTAACATAAGTGAGTGCCGATAGTGGGAACATTATTGGTCTACGCCTTCTGTAGTTACAAAGCGCAGCGCTGCTACAATGATGCCGATGGCAACAAGAATGATACCATAGTATTTCTCATCAATGACGTTTTGTAGGCTGGAGAAGTTATCCATCAGCGCGCCAAAGACAACCAAAGCGAAAGAGAACCACATAGTCTTAGACTTGTGGATCTGCTTTCTCATTTGTCAGCCTTACCGTCTAGCTTGTCCTCAATCCGGTGTAACGATTTGAGAACTTCATACCATCTGTCATTAAAGTCATCTTTGCTGACATAATGGGTTGGAAGCTCTTCGCGCAGCTTGGCCACGTCATTCTTGAGTTCTTGAACCGCGGTCCAAAGCTCCCTACAAAACCAGCCCAGCACAGTGCAGGCGGTAGGTAGGATAAAGTTCATCATTGACTGGAAGTCCATTATCATTCTTATGTAAGTTGGCGGCGGGTTAGGCCGCCAAGGTTTTTATTGAAGTACTTCTACTTCGGCTTTTTCAACCGGGGCCGCTAGTGAATCTTCTAGCAACTTGATGAAGGCATTCTTGCCTACATTGAGCTGATCCAGATTGAACTGTGCGCTGCCAATCTTGCGATCTAAGTCGATACAATGATTAAAAAGCGCTTGTTGCTCTAGTGTTAAATCAGAATGCTCATACTCTTTATCATTGATTGTTACGGGGTTTGGTTTTTTCTCGCCCATAATTTTCTCCTAAATGTGCCACCAAAAAGGGCTGGTGGCTTGCCCTAAATTTTTAAGCTGACCAAGGCAAAGCTTGATTGCTAGGTGATACAGGAGGATTTAGGATTGAATCAATCTGCCCTTGTACGCAAGCCTGTGTGTTGGCAATACCATCTTCACCTAGCGCATCAAATACCCATTGCATTACTTGTGCTTCTGTAAGGTCTGCGTATGGTGTAAATGTTCCGCCTTGTTGAATAGTGAACTGGCTGTTCCCGCCAATTTCAGCGGTTGTGCCTGATTGGTCACCAGCACAAATCCATTGCGCCAATACTACTACATCTGTTTCTCCGTCTACTTGGGGTAGTGTAGACATTGCTGTGATGTTCCAGTTAAATTCGGTCATTTTATTTTCCTTTTAAAGTTGCGATTTCTAATGCTTGTGCTTCTAGTTTTGCGTTGAGTTGTTGGCAATAAACAATAAGGTCAGGAACATATTTGGAATAATCTACAGACCACGGAACAGCCAAATCTCCAGATTCGGTTAATTCATCAGTTCCTTTAACGACTGCTGAAGGCTTAATTGGTTCAGCTTCCTGTGCAAAAACACCAATATCTTTTTTGCCAGTTGATTTCCATTCAAAATTACGTATTTTTAAATTATCAATTACAGAAGTTTCAGTAGCCAGTCCTAAGTCCTCTTTTAAACGAGCGTCTGAAGATGTTGTATACGCAGTTACGTTTACATAAGTTGTAATAGAACCTGTTTCTGAATTATTCCATCCTCTAAATTTAATAATTTTATAGGAAGTATTGTTAGAACCATTTTGTAAAATAAGACCGCCTGTACCAGCATCTCCGTTTCCGGGCATATAAACAGTTGAGGTGTAACGAGTGCTCCAATCTCCATTGTTATCACACCACAGTCTAGGATTACCATCACCATCAGATAACACAATGTAGTTACTTGCTGTACGGATGTCTAGACTGCCTTGATTTCCTGAATATCCACCAATAATTGAGTTTTTACCGCCTGTAGTAATTAAATTTCCAGCACCATCACCAATAAGCGTATTTACAAGTCCTGTCGTTATTTGCTGACCAGCATAAGAACCAATACAAATATTGTAACTACCTGTTGTAGTTGCATACCCAGCACCAACTCCTAAAGATACATTTCGTGTACCAGTTGTATTACTATACCCAGCCTGAAATCCTACTGCAGTGTTATTAGATGCGGTGGTGTTTGATGCTAATGAAGCGTATCCTTGAGCTGTATTGTATGAACCAGTTGTATTATTTTGTAATGCTGAAGTTCCACTTGCTGAATTACTCCCCCCAGTTGTATTTGACAATAAAGCATCAGCACCAAAAGCAGAATTAAGAGTTCCTGTAGTATTAGCTGCTAATGCAGTATAGCCAAAAGCTGTTAAATAATTACCAGTCGTATTTGCATACCCAGATTGAAAACCTACTGCTGTGTTATTAGATGCGGTGGTGTTTGCTTGCAAAGAGCCGTTACCAACAGCCACATTATAAGAGCCACTTGTTAAAGAATTTAATGGACCAGCAGTTACGCCTGAATGTTGTGAACCTAAAGCAATATTGTCTGTACCAGTAACTACACCAGTAGCCATTGCATAAGAACCTACAACAGTATTTGAATTTCCTGAAGTAAGTGCGTTTGCTGCATTAGCACCAATAGCTGTGTTATTTCCACCAAAACCATTTGCTAAAGCTGAAGCACCCAATATAGTTGCATAAGTACCACCACCCTTACCAACAGTAAGACCTGATATAGAAGCGTCATTAGCTGTAGTAAGTGTTGTGCCGTTAAATGTAAGGTTAGCAGAACCAGCTAAAGCGCCAGAACTGTTGTATTGGACTTGAGTATTAGAACCGCCAGCACCTCCAATAATACTCGAGGCATTTACCCACTGTGGAGCTGTGGCCCCGCTGTTAACCGTTAGTACTTGTCCCGCCGTGCCAATTGCTAAGGCAGCATGTGCACTTGTTCCTTGACCATACCCTATTGACCCCGTAGCTAAAGTTGTTTGCCCAGTACCACCGTTTGATACCACCAAGGTGCCCGCAACAGTTACCGCACCCGTAGTTGTTGTACTTGGTGTTAATCCTGTTGTACCAAAACTAATTGAGGACACGTTGATATTACCAGCTTTAGAGGCTAGAACTTGAACTGTGCCGGCGTTGTCTTTGTAGTACAACTTACCGTCAGCAATGTTAATGCCAAGCTCACCACTGGTAAGGTTTGCTGCTAACGGGACATTAGTAGCTGTTGCGCTATAATAAATTGAAATTGGTGTGTAGCCGCTTTGTGCCATTTAAAATGTTCCTCCGGATATACCGACGTATTTTGTTGCAGTGATAGTAGTACCTGTTATGGTATTTGCTGTTGTACCACCGATTGCTGGTGGGCTAGATAAATCTAATGTGCCGCCAAGTGTTAAGCTACCACTTGATGTTACGGTGCCTGTTAAAGTAATGCCGCTAACTGTACCAGTACCAGATACGCTTGTCACCGTGCCCTGTGGGTTTGATGCTGTTGTAATCGTAGTTATACGGCCATAAGTATCCACCGTTACAACTGGGATTAGTGTGCTTGAGCCCGTTGTGCCTGCGGTAACGATACCGCTAGTTAAGTTAACTGTTGGTATAGCAGATGTACCTGCCACCGTTAAGGTAGACGATGTGATTGACGTTACAGTACCCTGTGGGTTCGATGCCGTAGTAACGCTGGTAACCTGACCCTGCGCATTTGTAGTAATAACAGGAATTAATGTAG